GTGGATAACTTTGCCCAATAGTCGGGCGGTGTGACTTCAAAGAGTTTCAATGATGAGCAGTGATGCTCTGCCAAGATGACCGAAAACTTGGACTTGCCCCACTTGATTCGATTGGCACTTCTCTCAACCGCCTCAAAGGACACCTTGGTCTTGTGACACTCAAAGGTCATCAGCTTATTGATCCGTTTAATTATCTCTTCCTCAATGGTGAGAACAGGGGTATCAAGTCGGCGGGCAAATCCTGCCCAAGAGATACCTTGCCAAACTAAGGCTCCGCACCTTCTGCAATTGATGGGTTTGAAATCTTGGTTCATAACTGAGCCTGTTTTCGGACTGAACCGAACCGAACCTGACCCCCTCTAAAGAGGGGGGTCAGAGGTTCGGTTTTGTCGGTTCTTTGTGGCTTTTTACAGGTTCGGTCAGGTTCAGTTAGGTTCAGTTGCATCAGGACTCCAAACTTGAACATCGTTGGCAATAAATGTGTTCTTGTGGGCATATAAATTCTTCTGACCAAGTTGTCTGACGGCCACAGCGCCCCTTGCAACCAATGTGTCAAGGGCAAGTCTGACCATATCGCTGCCCATCCCAATACCCTCATCCCGAAGTCTTTTCTTAATATCGTTGAAGTTCATCTCGTATCCGTGGGTTTCAAGAAACTTAGAAACCTGCTCCATCCTTTGGTCGGCATTGGAGATGGCAACTGCCCCTCCTGAGATAGACACCGCAATCCCGCCATCGGGAAGGCTCTTGAGGTTGGCAACGCCGACAGTCTTGGCATCAGGGCAGATGGCACGGACAAAGCCAGGGCGATCCTTTGTGCAAGTTATATCCAAGGCCCCGTCAATGCCCCTGCCAAATGGCAAGGCCACAGACACGGCAAAGGCCGCGCCATCGATGTCAGCTCTCTTTGCTTGAGCTCCGATAGCGTAATTGCCTCGGTTGTCCTTTGATTTGGTGACATGGTCAATTGTCAGGATGCCTGCCCCGCCGATTCTAAGAGGTTTTAAGACCTTCTGAGAGAAGTGAGTAGCATCTTTATTCTTCTCTAAATCTAGGCCAAGTAAGTTCATCGCTGCATTGACCCCATCAACGACAATGAGAGTCGGCAAGTAGGCCATAATCTGAGTTCTCATAATCTCGCCAATGCCCTCACCCAATGGCTCATCAGGGTTTGCATATCTAAACATTTTGAACTTATCTGACTTGACTCTCAAGGTCTTTAAGCGATTCAGAATTGAGCGAGCTGAATCTTCGAAGTCTAAATAAAAGACGATGTTGTTCTTCTCAAGCTCTTGTCTTATGGCTTCAAGTGCTATCCAAGTCTTGCCTGATTCAGACTCGCCAAAGATGGCATTTATCTTGCCTGCATAGAGCAGACAGTTGCCATCCTCTCGTCTAAGCATTGAAGGCGGCTCTTCTTCTTCTAACTCAGACTCGCCAATCTCTTTTGGAATCCAAGAGGACTCCTTGATGTTGCCTTCCTCATCGTGTAGTTGAACAAGTGAAGGTGAGTGAACTTCTAGGCTTGTTAACTCTTTGCGTGCCTCGCCATAGCCCTGACTTCGGAGGGCGCGGGCAGAGGCGGTGAAATCTCCTTGATGCTCGACAAGTGTGAAGATGGCAAACTTTGAATAAGAGCGTTCAGGTTCAAATTGTGTTGAACTGCTAAAGCAGAAGAACTTGTCATTGCCTGCGTGATTTGTTGTGGCGCTGATACCTTCAGACTTGCCTGGTCGCCTCCAACTCGTCACACCTGCCTTGTTGGTATAGACCTTCTTCCAACCTAGAGGCTCTAAGACCTGCTCCCAAGTGACTTTGGCGTTGTAATCATCTCCAGGAGTTAAATTGCCACCTTTTGGCGCAAGTTCCTCGGTGACAAACTCAACCTTTGGAACGCAGTCAAATGTTGCAAAGAGTTGATGTAGTCCTTGGCGCTCGGCGACTGTCAGGGTCGGAATACTCTTGGCCGAGCCGACCAGCATTGTCCACGCTCCGCCTGACGGGTGGCAGGTGCCATTGGTCGGTGCGACAATGACAAAGCCTCCCTCGCCTCTTGTTTCGGCTAAGACCTCGACTTTGTCCTCATCGCCTGGCTTTCTTGCAAGTTTTGTGTTGCCAGGAACTTCTCCGTCAATGCGATAGAGCCAATGGATTCCGCCTGATGGAGTCATCTCAACATAACCATTGTTGATGCGATCCCATACTTCGCCAAGGCCCGCGTTGCCTGCCATCTCTTTCAAATCAAGGTGCATCTTGTCGGCAACAGCTCTCCCTTCAAGCTCTAACATCTCAAGGTTGCCTGAAACTTTGCCACAGATAACACCAACGCCTTGAGCATCGGCAAACCAAGTCATCAACTCTGCCGTTGTCGGCCTAGTTTCTTGATATTGCTTCCAAGAGGCAATGCCAGGGCGCTTTGAGCCATCAGTTGCAACCGGCACAACCGAGATGCCTTGGTTTGCAAACTCTAAGGCTGTCAAGAGTATGTCTGTTTTCATCTTTCCCCCGTCTAATTCTTACTTGATAATTCTGTTTATGATCCACTCGACAACAGGCACCGCCACCGCATTGCCCATTTGTTTATAGCGGTGCGAGTCGGCTTGGCCATCTGTCCATCCATCGGGGAATCCTTGTAGGCGTTCACACTCTGTCGGTGTCAGCCTGCGCACTGGATTAGTGTTCCAATACGGCACACGCGCTCCACCTGTTCCCCAATAAGTAGGAACAGTGCCACTTATATTTTCGTGGATTCTGACATCATCAACTCTTGTTGCTTCAAATAAAATTAAGGCGGTAGCTCTTGATTCTGTTTTGTTATCAAAATCGTTCAATGTTGGACACACACCTTTCTCAACCCAAGTTTCATAATCATCAACACTTTGCGCTCTCCTGCTCTTGACCCACCACATCTTCAAGCAATTTTTGAAGTTGCGATGGAAGTTGACCTTTGCCCTTGTTCGACCTTCTCAAGATACCCTGCGCGGCCTTCTGCGATAGCGAGTATTTCTTCAGGTGATCCCCCTGAGTTTCCAAGACATCCGACAATGAAGACTCTGCGCCGTCTTTGGGGAACTCCGAAGTATTGAGCATCAAGCACCCGCCAAGCGATGCGATACCCGCGCTCGACCAACGCTTCAATGACACAGGCCATATCTCTTCCGTTATTTGAGGAAAGTAAACCAGGCACATTTTCGAGGATAAAAGTTTCCGTTCTTGTTTCGTCAAGGAGTCGGCAGATTTCCCAGAAAAGTCCACTACGCGATCCCGCCAACCCTGCTCGCTTTCCAGCAACGGAAAGGTCTTGGCAAGGAAATCCACCTGTGATGATTCCACCGGTTGGATTAAATCCTGCTGCTCGTAATTGTTCACCTGTAACCCCCTGAATGTCGCCGAAAATTGTGGAGTTCGGAAATCTCCTTTGCAATACCTTTTGCGCGTTCTTATCCCATTCCACCGATGCAACAACCTTGACTCCTGCTCGCTCAAGAGCTAAATCAAAGCCGCCGACACCGGCAAAGAGTGAAACTGCTGTTCTCATAACAACCGACCCTTCATCTCTTCAATTGCAAACTCAATGCGAGCCTTAGCAATTGGCAGGTATTCATCGGTCAATTCAATTCCGACAAACTCAAAACCTTCATACATCGCAGCCTTGCCAGTTGAACCTGAACCCATAAACGGATCAAGAATGATGCCGCCAGGCGGTGTCACCAGGCGACAGAGATACCGCATTAGCTCGGTTGGTTTAACTGTTGGATGATGGTTGGCTGAAGGTTGCGTTCTCCATCTTTCGCTAACGGGGTCAAGATTATCTTTATCATTATCAGCACCTTGTAATCCCGCCCTTCTTTGACTCGGCAACCCATCAAGGCCCTCATTCCTGTCGCGCTTGCTTGCCTTGGCGCAGTAGAAGAAGCGAGCGGCGCTGCCACTGTCGCCAAATCCAAGTTGCTCGGTGTCTGCCTCTTTCGGGTTCCAATCAATGTTTGCGGTTGCCTTACTTGAGCGCAGATAAGTCTTTGGTGATTTCGTATCAGGAAACAACGCCACAACCTCGTCACTGCCATCGTGGATGACATTGGCGGGCCAACGGCCTTGATGTGTTGAGCCACCATTGTCATTGACTCCGCCTTCGAACGAACCTGCAAAACCTTTTCCATTTGTGGTGACAATTTCTTCGTTGCCAACCCGCGACCCATCAATGTTCAACCCGCCAACGCCATGTGTCAGCACATTGGCGGCGACAGTGCCGATGAGAGGCTTGCGGGCGACAACGATGGGTTCGTGCGCTGGCTTTAGCGCCGTTCCCCAGCCCTGCCATTGCTTCGCCTCGGCGGTAGCGGGGGCGGTGATGAATTGTGGAACTGTATCTCCGCCATATTCTCTTTGACCTTGAGCATAATTATTGCCACGAATATCAGGTTGCATTCTCGCTATTCCTAAAATCTCGCGCTCTGCACCTGCCTGCTTATCAATCCCTTTGCTGACATCGTGCGACTTAGGAAAACCTGAACCATAAATCCACATAATCTGATCGCGGATTTCAAAGCCTGCATCCTCAATGGCAACTGCCATTCGGTGATAGGTGCGAGAGCCTGAGAAGGCGAGCAAGTGACCGCCTGGCTTTAACACCCGCATAACTTGTTGCCATAACTCAACAGAGTAGGCAACACCTGTTGCATCCCAACTCTTGCCCATAAAGCCAAGCTCATAGGGCGGGTCAGTGACGACAGAATCGATGCTGTTATCAGCCAAGTTCTTCAACACTTCACGATTATCGCCGTGATGTATTTGGTATGACATTTCTCCCCTGACTTAGAAATCGAGTGCAGTGGCAGGAATCGAACCTGCCGATGAATGACCCCGTATCTCATCGCTCCCAAGCCCTGCGGTGGTTGTCGGTGGAAAGGTAGCACCGACAACCTATGACATCAGGCGATGACGGAAGGAAACCGCCTGATTCAAAATGTTTAAGGATTGGTGGCAGCCTCATTTAGTGCATCAAAAAGTTGCTGTTCAGGCACTCCTTGTTGCTTACCAATTTCAACAACAACCGCCAAGATTGCTGCAAGATATTGAACTGTTGTCCATTCGCTATTGCTCTCACTCATTATGGCTTTGCTCCTAGTTGAGCAAGTAGAGCTGCGACTTCAGGTGATAAACCTTCTAATGCCGCAGGCGCCGCCGCAGGCGTTGCCACCGGCGCAGGCTTAGCCCCTGATGAAAGATAGGCGTTTGCCTTTGTCAATGCTTGCGCATCTGTTGTGGCATCGAGCAGAATCCAAGGCGCGCTCTTGCCAGGCTTGGCAGTGCCTTGGCCTATGCGAGCCAAGACCTTGCTTCCGATTTTTGTCTTTAGCGAATTGCGTAGTGCGACATTGAACCAAAGCAGAGAATTGTATTCTGTGTTTGTATCAAGGTCATAGACATTGACTTCGACTGCCTCGGCAATGCCGTGGACAGTCTGAATCCCTGTCTTGTATTCAGTAGGTGTGATGATGAGCAAGTGATTGGCAAGGTCTGCCACTTTCACTGACTCGCTCTGTGATCCTGGTGATGCGAAGGTCATTCCCCCGACTCCTTTTCTGTTTGTTTGTTCATTTCATCTTCTTCATTATTTTTTACTATGTCATTGAGCGTTACTTCAATGTCGTTTTCATCAGCTTCTTCAGTTGTTTCAATCCAGCAATAGCCAACGGAGCCACCGCGCATTCCAATCAGCCAAGCGATGGAGTTGAGGATTCTTGCTTCCCAATGTTTCATCGGACTAATTACGAGTCGCGGTTTCACCGAAGCATCCTTTCGAGAGGTCTTTTGAGTAAGGCAAAAAGTAAGGACAATAGTTGCAGAGTCGGTTTGCCTTTGCTGGAATCTTCTCCCACATCTGCGGGTTATTTTCCACATCAATTTGTGCCAAGAGCGCCTGAATGTTGTCCATTCGCTCAAGACCTTTCAAGGCAACTGACTCGTCATAATCGAAAAGTTCTATGTGCATCTCATCTATGCCACCGCTTGTCGGCAGATAGACAAGAGCGACCTGATTCACAGGCGCTCCCGTCTGCGCCTTGCCGTAGCCATAAAGTTGAATCTGTGTGTGATATTGCGCGTTTTTACCTTCACGGCGCTTGCGCTCCATTGCAGCAGGACTTGTTGTTTTCCAATCTATAACGATGCCACGAACGCTGTCATAGAGATCAATTGTTCCGCTCAAATTGCCACGGATAATGACTCTCTGTTCAACTTCATAGCCTTCAATTCTTGCAAAAACATCTGCGAGATATTTGTGAATTGCGCTGCCGACTTGGGCGCTCCAATTGGATGAACCCATTTCGTTTGTCTTTTCCCAATCCAAGAGCTTATAGGCAAGTCGCCTTGTGCAGTCGTGGCCAATTTCACTTGGCCCGATGACAACTTGCTTGGCTCTTGGAGTCCAAATTCCTGCCTGCGTAATTATCTCAGACAAACCTTGGCCGAGAGATTTAGCAGCCGAAACTGGTGATGTGAGAGTCATCAATCATCCTCTTCTTCTTCATCGTCATAGTCCGGAATAATCGGAACAATTGGCTCAACAGGATTTAGATAAGGAATGCTCATTCTTCATCCTGGTTAACAAGAGTGAATCTGCGATGAGTGCTTTGGACTTGCAGGACATCTAGCACTTGTGGTGGCAAGATTTCCTTGGCGCGTTTGGTGTCAAAGCGCGTTGAGGTCACTGAGGTGAATCTGACTACTTCTCGGCCTCTGTAAAGACCGATTTCATTATCACCTAACGATGCCTCTATGTGGGAGCGAGCTACATCAGCAACTTCTTCCCATTCTTTTATCTTGGCAAGGGCGTGGCGGTATTGTTCGAGCCACATTGCGATGTTCTCGTCAAAGTCAACCACGCCCTTCTCTAACTCCATTGACATAACCCCGACCTTTTTCAGTAGTAATTTTTCTTTTTGAAGTGATCCCAAGCATTGCAAGGGGTCAAGTGTCGCCTGTGGATATAGGCGAGAGTTGCCACAAGTTGGGCAACTGATGCCTCAGAATGTTTCATTCCAAGGTTGCGATAGGTGGCATCAAGAAGTTGTCCGATGCCCTTTGCGCTTGAAGTAGGGTTTTTGGCCTCTGCTTTCCAGGCGCTTTCCTTACCTAGCAATTTTGTTAGGCAAGAAAATTCTTTCTTTGTAAGCAGTTTCTTTGCCAATTGCTTGGCTTCAACCTGCTTCAAAATAGGTCTTTCTTTGTAAATAATGCTGGCAGGAATTGCCGGCTGAGGCGCAAACGCTGCGTTGACAAACATTGAGGTCATTGCGCTGACTCCGATGATGATGATGATTCCCCTGAGTGTTTTTCTTCTTTGAGTAATTGGGATTCTCCTTCTAATTTCGCGCTTCTCTTGAGAACCTGAGTGACATAACTCAATTCAATTTTCATAGTAGCTGCGATTTCTTTGGGTGTTCGCCCAAAAGAATGCAAGGATCGGATAGCACTGGCGCGATTGACTCGCCCTGTTTTCCTATTCTTAAATCCTTGCCCAAATCCTCGCTGTGCAGGCGTGGTGCCTGCCCAAATTCCGTGAGGTATCTGTTCCTTGAGCGCGTAGTCCAAGCACTCCTTTCGTTCAGGACAACCTGCGCAAATTGTGCGCACGATTGGGAGGCACTTTGCCTCTTGTTCTTTTGATTCAGGAAAAAATAAGTTTGGGTTGATAATGCCTTTGCAACTCGCTTCGGGAAGAAGTGGGAGCGCAGGATAGAAGTGTTGGAGAGCATTCACTATTGCCTTTCACCTAACCAAGACTCAAAGTCTTGAATCACAAAGGCTTTCTCAATTGATGAGTTTCTTCTCTTCACAACAACAAATGCCGGTGGGGTTTGGCTTAGGCCCCGCGCCTTAGCAAAGTTCTTCGCTTCAGCCACAGCCTCATCCCAAAAAGTTGGCAATGAAATGGATTTGCGATTCTTTAATTCAAGGACATAGCTCTTGCCTGCGATGATGGCAACGATGTCGCCTTCATCTCTGCTACCCGATAGTCGCAAACGCTCTGCATTGACACCGCGAGATCGCAACCACTTGAGAACTCCGATTTCAAATGCAGCGCCTTTGCGTCCATTCGGATTGGCCATTATTTAACCAACTCAAGTTTCATCGGGCGACCGGCAATGGCGCGGGCAAACTTAACTGAATCGATAAGAGCCTCGGCCAATGCCAACGCCTCATCCTCATTGATTTGCGCGACCTTGACTGTGACATCAGGCAATTGCTGGCGAACCTTGTCAAGAAGCCTTGCAGCTTCAGGTTGATTTATGACTTCTAGGCGAGAATGCTCTGCCAGGCGAGATAAAGCCAATAAAGGCACCTGACCTACGACATCTTCTAAGAGGTCTAGGTTGGCATCCTGTTCTTCTAAATAGACAACAAATGAGCCATCAGAGGCGTTGTGAACTGAAAATAAGTTCATTCAGAAAGCACCTTCTTGAGCCTGTTTTGGCTTTTAGACCACGCCTGCGCCTGTCTGATACCTTCTCTCAATGGGTCATCGTGGAGGGCTAAAATAGCCCACAGAAGCCCTAGAACGGCCATCAGACCGCCGAATAGTGCGTATTGCATAATTCCCCTTTCGTGTTGCCCTAAGTATGAGGGGAAGGGCTGACATCCTAGGGCGACACGCCGAGGGTGTCTATTAGTAGCGTATGGACAAACGCCCACACATAACTGCTAAGGTTCTTCTATTGAAGCGAAAGGTAGTAGCTTCAAGAAACGGAAGAAGAAGATGACAACAGAAATTAAGTTTATCAAAATCAATCGCAATCGCTACATCACACTTGATGAGCAATATACGATTCTTAATACAGGTGGCAGTGTGTGGGTAGTTCTTAAGAAAAACGATAATGACAATTACAACTCACTTTTTATCAATCAACCCTTTAATAGAGTTCTTGAAGCAATGTCAGAATTGAGAAAGGTGGTCGCATAATGACTGCAAAGGAAGCCATTGCAATAGCAGAAACAATAGTCAAGCGTTATCCTGAAATAGATAATGTGCAAGATATTTTTGAAATAGCAAAGAATGATGGTTATTTCAAAACTGAAGCAGAAGGAATGGCAATTTTGGGTCGCTTGATGCGTTTACTTCCTGCGACAAAGGAGAATGCATAATGAAAAAGATTCGCTCGATTAGAGTTTCAGAGCAGTTGTGGCGAAGGGCGCAGGCGAAGGCAAAGTCAGAAGGCAAGACAGTTTCAGAAGCCATCAATGACTTCTTAAAGGAGTTCGTCAAATGACAACTGCCGAAATTGCAACTGCCTTTGCCGAACGCGGTTGGTATGTGATGCCTTGCTATCCTCAACAGAAAACGCCATTCTTTCCAATAGCAAAGCAAGGCTATAAGTCAGCGAGCAACAACCCAAAGGTTGTCAATAAATGGTTTAGTAAGTCACCGCTTCTAAACATTGCCATTGCTTGTGCGCCATCAGGTCTTGTCGTCTTTGATGTTGACTATCGCAATGGCGGAACAACTGAAGGCTTAGATACCAACACATTCACAGTTGAAACAGGCGATGGTCTGCATCTCTACTATCAAGCTACTGCGCCCACATATCCTGGCAAATTGCGCAATGGCGTTGATATTAAGTTCAATGGATATGTAGTCACCGCAGGATCACTTCACGAAAATGGCAAGTTCTATGAAGTTGTCAAAGACATTGAGCCTGCCCCTGTGATGGGATGGTGCTAAATGAATGGTTGGGATTTGCTCATCGTATTCTTCACCGCGTTCTACGCCTTTGCCATTGGTAGAAGCATCATCATTTGGACTTTATTCTCAGCCTTCTATGGCTTTTGGATTCCGCTTCTGATGATTCTATTTATGCCAAAACGACAACCAAGTGCGGTCATCTTCCCTCAATGGTTTATGGATTGGCTTGGGCCTAAATACATCAACCGCAGAATCAAGAAAATGGAAGAACAGTTCTAGTCACTTGCTAAGGCGCGAGCGATGCCTTCTTCCAAAGAAATCTTTGGCTGATAGAACTCAAGCATCCGAGCAGGATTTCCGACCCGATAGGCAACCCCAACAGGTGCCTTCGGGTTGGTTCTTATTTGAGCCAAATAACCCGCTTGCAACATCACCATCTCTGCCAATTGAATGAATGAAGTTGGGCGACCTGAACACAAATTGGAAACTTTGACATCATTTGTGATTGCCTCAAAGGTTGCTTTGACGACATCCTCAATGTGGATGAAGTCGCGCACCTGCGTTCCACGACCCCAAACATCAAAAGGCGTTGCCTTCTCTTTGCCTCGCTTGATAAAAGATGGGAATGGATAGTCAAGGCTCTGATCGCTTCCATAGCCACTAAATGGTCGCAACACTGTGACTTTCAGGCCCTCATTGCGAGCATAAGAGGCGAGCATCTCGCCTGATAACTTTGACCAACCATAGGTCAAGTCAGGGGTGCGGATATGCTCAAGGTTAATGTCGAACTCTTTGAGGCTCTGCTTATATTCTAGTTTTTGCAGATAAATGGGATAAGCAGCACTTGATGAGAAATAGACAATGTGTCCAGGGCGCGTTCGCAAAGCCCATTGGAATAGGTCTGCATCAATAGCTAAATCAGCAGCAACGCTCAGTGGGTTGCCCTCAATGGTTGCTCGCCCGCCGACAATAGCTGCCAAGTGAATCACCACATCAAATTTTGTGTCATCTTTGGCAAAGAAATCTCTGACATCTCGGCCGTTCTTGATGTCGATGCCTGTGATGGAGTTGCGCTTAGAATCTAAATGCTTCTTGAAATTAGTGCCAACAAAGCCTGCATCGCCTGTAATCAGGATTTTCATTTCCCCCACCTGTCGCTCTCGTATTTGTATTTCTCAGTGTTGGCTTCTGCCAATTGAGCATCGCGGTCAATCCTAAAGATGAAGCGGTCATTCTCATCAAGAGCTGCGCCAATGTGGGAAAGTTTAGTTGGCGCATCAAAGGCAATGCCTGTTCTTATTGACTTGCCCTCAATAGCGGTGTTGTAGAACGGATCGTGAATTAGGACTGAATCCTTGACCCTTGGATAGATAATAGTTGCAAGAAATGCTTGGTCTGTGGTGTAGAAGTCGCCAGGGTTATTGTCGGCAATAAGCTCTTCCATATCCCGCAACTTGTAAGTCTTGCCGGCAAACATTCCTGCGCTTATTGAGTAATTATGACCTGAAGGATGGTCTTTGATGATGTGATAATCAAGACCTGATTGCTCCCATTCTTCGTGGGCTATTCTGTCACGAAAAGACAAGCGGGCATCAGCATCACGGCAGATGACCACTTCAAATTGCGGGTCAGCAAAAGCAAGATAACGCCAAAGCCTTGCGGTGTTATTTTCTACCTCACTCATCCTTACAATCTTCACGCCTTTGACAAGATTCAAAGTGCTTATGACCCATTCGTCAACGCTTTCGCCCACATAAAAGACTAAGCGGAAGCCATCCTCAAATGGAAAATAACGCGAGCCAAGAATTGCGTTCTTGATAGCTCCAATGGTGTAGCGCGGATCATTGCCATATAAGGAAAAGGCAATTGCTCTCATTTCAATAAATCTCGCAAGAGAACTTGATAGTCCTCGCTCTTGATGTAAAAGTCATAGGCCAAGGCATCGAATGAATACATTTCACGGGCATTGACAGAGCGATAGCCTTCATCCCACTCGGCTTTGCCTGCTAATGGATGGCAATGCTCAATGATGACTTCGGGCAGATAAACGAGGTTGCCAAGGTCTTGACCTAGTTTCTTCCAAAAGTTGTCAAGATAAAGATGGCGAAGTTTCGGTGGCACCATCCCGCCAAGGGCGCTGACGATGGCTTTTGACATCATCACAGCAGTTGGCAAGTTCTCGCCTTGAAGAAGGTCATTGCCATAAGCCACGCCAGGGGCGGTGCCTATGGCTTTACTCAATTCAATATCCCAATCAGGTGTTCTGAATCTATGGTCATCGCCAATGAAGGTGAAAAAGTCATATTCGTCAACATACTTCTTGGCAGCGACATTGACAGGATAAGCCATTCCCCTTGTGGTGTTTTCAATCTCCAAGATGTATTCGACACCGACTGCGGTGCGATAATTGATTAGTTCCTCGTCATCTTTGTCCACAACGAAGAGCAGGTCAGAGCGACAAGAGAACTGCCTGT